TTTATAAGTAAAATTAATTTTGAAGAAAATCAAACTGGTGGTTATCCAGCTAGAACTAGAATTAATGCATCTGCTGATGCAACAATACATTTAGCAGATAACTTTGAAACTCCTGGTGAAAAACTTACTAAAAAATCTGTAAAAGAACAAGGTAAGGTTTATAGAGCAATAGAAACAAATGGTATACCTTTAAATGCTATTAGTAAAGATAGCATGTCAACAGCAATCAATAATATTGTAAAAGCCTTAAATACAGTAAATGCAAAAAGTTTAAATATTGCAGGGAATGGTATATATGACATGAAAGGCCGTACTCAAGAAGAAGTTGATAAATTTACTTATGATATATTAGATGGTATTGTTAATTCACCAAATCTTAAAAATAAAATTACATTAATAAGAAGTGGTGGTCAAACAGGATTTGATGAAGCTGGTGCAAAAGCAGGTATAAAATTAGGTATTCCTACTACAGTATTAGCACCAAAAGATTGGGAGTTTAGAACTAATGAAGGTAATGTTAAAAATGAACAAGCTTTTAAAGCTAGATTTAATACTACTCAACTGCCTATTCAATCTATTGTAGCTTCAGCTAATGAGCAAAACATAATTACTGAAGGTTCAACTGTATATTCTAATTATGGATTATATAATGGTAAATTTGAAGTAGTTAAACTAGGAACTGTCACATTAACAAAAAAAGGACGTAATACAGACAGAGTCTATAAAAGAGATGCAATTACTTTAAAACCTTTACAAGGAGATGATACTAGACCTTTTAGAGTTTTAGGTAACTTAAAAGATGGAGAATTTGTTGGTACTGAAAATAGTGTAGGACAATCTTATAGTACAGCAACTACTGTACAGTTTAATCTATTTACACCTACTAAACCTCTAAGTCAAATTAGTGAACAAGGTGGGGGTAATAGACCAGATGTAAACTTAAGAGAAAAATATTTTAAAAATTCAAAATATCAAGAAATATCTAGAGTATTACAGGATATTGCTGAATCTAATCATCCTCTAAACACATTAGCTAAACATTTAACTAAGTTTAGTAGTATAAATAATGCTAATATATTTTTAGATGATGTATATAATTATGAAGTAACTGATGGATTTAGAAGTGCTGCCTACTATGATACATATACAAATAAAATCAGAGTAGCAGAATTTGCTAATGTAACTAATGGTAATGCAGAAACATTATTGTTACATGAAATCTTACATGCCTTATCTTATAAAGCTTTAAGAAGAGATGGTGACTATAATAAAGATTTTAAAAAATTGTATGAGCATAGTATTCAACAGTTAGGATCTTTTAACGCATATACAAAAACAGGACCTTATGCTAATTATGATATAGATGAATTTTTTGTAGCTTTGTTTACAGATGCTAACTTTATTAAACAACTTTCAGAGTTAGAACCTATTGATGTTAAAAAATATAATAATCTATTCCAAGAAATTATTGATACTATTTTGAAACTTCTTAATATAAATAAAGGAAGTTCTGTATATGATCAAGCTTTTGCAGTAGCTACTAATATACTTCAAGAAGAAAGTGATTATGCATATGCTATGGATATGGCAGCACAAGAGCAAGTAAACTTTGAAATTAACGCGCCTGAAGGCTTACCTGGAATACCAAGAACATCATCTGATTGTCAGTAAAATTTAGTATATTTAATTAAAGAAAAGATATGCCTTGTTCAATAAAAATAAGATCAAATTTATTTAATGAAGTTCTTGCAAAAGCTACTCCTGCTAGAAGTATGTCCATAGAAGGTGCAAGAGAATTAGCAAGAACTCTTAATAGAGAGTATGGTGCTGGTGTAGTAACTGTAGAACTAGGTGATGTTATAGAAGTAAATATTTCTATACCAGAGTCACTTGTTAATACATACTATGCAAATGAGTTGGTTATTGAGATGAAAGAACTTGCCCAAGCTGAAAAAGAAGCAAGAGCAATGCTGAGAGAAGATGCTGAACGCGCAGGTGTTGAGTATACTGATGACTATCTTAAAGATGAAGACTTAGCAGAAATATTTACTGAAGAGCAAGTACAAGCTGCAAGAGATCAAGAGATAGCAATGAAGTTAGGCCAGAAGTTTAAAAATGCTTTTGGTATTGACTATAAAATAGTTACCCCAGCTGAGGCTGCAATCATTCTAAATGATAGTCCAACTCCATTTACTACAGGAACAGCAGGTTTCTTTTATGGTAACCAGGTATATTTTGTTAAGGGTTATTTCAACTCAAATTCAGTAATGCATGAATTTAGTCACCCTTTAATTAAAGGTATCCAGTATCAGAATCCAAAGTTATTTGAAAACTTATATGCTCAGTTAGCTACATCAGCAAATGGTCAAGCAGCTATTCAGTATGTAAAAGATCAGTATCCTGAATTAGAAGAAGGAACAATTAGATTTAAAGAGGAAGCTATTGTTACGGCAATGGAAATGGATGCTCAAATGAAATTGAGCAACATCAAGTCAGATGATAGTTTGTTTAATAAATTTATTCAGAACCTGCTTTATGCATTAAAGAAAGTTCTTAAAGCTCTTACAAATAAAGTAAACCTTCAGAAGCTTGATACAACTACAACCCTTGATCAGTTAGTTGATATGATGATTAATGAAGACTTTGTCATTCAGGATCTTAACTTCCAGCAAAGTTTATTTGCAGAGTTTAAAAAAGAAACAGATCAGTTCTTAAAAGAATTAGAAGAAGTTACACCAAAGAACTTAATAAAAACTATTGACAAGTTCCATAGTGAAATGTCATTCCAGTTGGGCCAGTTAAGAAACTCACCAAAGAAATTAAAAACTGAGTTAGGTAAGGATGGTATTGATCTTATTAAGAACATCAGAGACTATGTGAAAGGATATAAAACATCCGGAGAAGTTAGTGATGAAGAACTTGAAGTACTTATAGAAGCTCTACAAAAAGATGAAAGAGATTTAAGATTAAGATCTCTTGCCTTTATTAACAGTTTAGCTGAGCTTAATGTATTTGCTAGAAGAATAGAAAAGATCATGAATGATCTAAGAACTTCTAAAGCATACCAGACTGAAGAAGGAAATCAAAAAATCCAGTACTACAAACAGTTCATGGAAAGACAGGTTAAGTTCTTAAGAGATGTTAGCAAGCAGATTGGTATTGATCCGTCAAATGAGTTGAGTAAAAAGATTTACTCAATCAAAGGTTTGATGGAAAACAATATTGAGAAAGCAAAAGAAATGACATTTGATTATGTTAAAGATTTCTTATTGGATCAGACTCAAGTTATGCAAAGAAATGTTAAAGGAAAATTAGTAGAGAAACTTAATAATCTTTTAAAAGTTGATGGTTATAATGAAGCAGATAGTCAAAAAATTGTACAAGAGCTTATTGATAAATTAGACATTGATAAGCAAAGAAACATTACTGAAGAAACTCTTGGTCTTCCAAATAAAACTTCTAGGTTTAAGTATTATAAGGAAGCAATTCAAAACTATAATGCTAATAAGATTTTAGAAGATACAGTTGATGATTACCTAAGAGGTCATGTTAAAGATCTTGGAATGACAGGTGCTATGCTAAATCCTCTAGGGAACATTAATGACTTGTTTGGATCTTTTGTTAAATACATGCGTAATAAAATTGCTGATGCTGAAGTAGTAAGTCAGCAAGAGCAAATGAGATTTGTACAAAGTCTTGTTCCTTACTTGAATGCTCTGGGGTATAATCCAAATGATACTTCACAACTTGCAGACTTAGTTTTGTTTGTTGATAGAGAAGGTGTAGTTGATGAAGAAGGAAACTATGAAGAGTATGAGGTATATTCATACATTGATAAGTTTAAAAACTGGAGAGCAGATAAAGCTAAGCTTCAGGCAGATTTAAAAAAGGCCAAGATTAAAGGAGACAAAGAAGCTATTAAGGAAGCTATGCAGGCCATGAGAGATTTTGAAAGAGATTACATGGTCCGTAGATACAAAGATGAAGTGTTTGATGTACAGAATATCTGGTTACAGAGTAATGTTATCTATGACCCAAGTTCTAAAAAAGACATTGTTATTTCTTCTGATATTGCATTAGATGCATTTACTGAAAAGAAAGAAGCAATAGCTGAGTTAAGTACTTATAACTCTAGTGACTTTACAACTCTTGAGGATTTATTAGAATTTACTCCGTCCGCAGCAGCTAAGATAAGATACAATGACTTATTTAATCTTTATGATAATGATGGTAATTTTAAACAAGGTGAAGAGTTACAAAGAGTTCTTGTAAGAAGATACCATAGAGAGCAATCCAGAAAGTTTAATGAGTCTGTATCCAATGTTGAAAGATTCCAAAAAGACTTTGACAATTTTGTTAATCAAGAATTAGCAGGATTAGGTGTAACTTATGATAGTGATCCTGTAAGATATGAAGCTGAAGTAAAAAAGTTCCTAGATAAAAATACTAGAATAGCTTATGATGATAGTTACTTTCAAGATAGAAACAGGATCCTTGATAATATCAAAAAGATAAATGATAAAGCAAAAGGAGCTGACATATCTATTAGACTAGCTGCATTATATGAACAACGCTCTCATATAGTTAATAAGGTTACTGATAAAGATGGTGAGCCCAATGGAACTGAATTACCACTTGATTCACTTAAAAGATTAAAATCTCTTGAAGAAGAAATAGTAGATCTTCAAGAACAGTTTGATAAAAAGACTGGTTTATCTAAAGATGAGTCAAGAAAACTTAGATATTATGAAGAGTTTATTATTGGTAAAGGCTTAGGGTCAAAGATGACTCCTGAGCAGAAAGAAGAATATTTAAGTTTATCTTCTAAAGCTAAAGCATTTGGTTTATCAGATACAGAGATTGCATATTTAAGAAATCAGTTTAGACAATTGGCAGAAATGACCAATACATTTGCTACTGATTATTATGTACAAGCATTTAATACAGCACTTGGTACTAGTGATGTAGCACCAATCACTATTGAGACTGCAGATGAATGGATTAATGGTGATATGGTATTGGCAGCAAAGACTGGTAACTCAAGATTTTCAGAGTGGTTTGATAGAAATCACTATATGAAAAGAGCATACAACCCTAAGACTGAGCAGTATGAAGACATGTACATTAGAACTAAAGCTTGGAGTGTAAGCAGGCCGTCTGATGAAAAGTACATGAAGAAAACTACTATTATAGATCCATCAACAGGAAAAGAAATTCCAATTAATGGTGTACCAGTAGCTAAGTATTCATATACTAGAATTAAAGATGAGTATAGAACTGGATATAACCCAGTAACTAAGAAAGTAGAACTTGAAGTTGGTGTTCATATTGATAACCGTGGTAATTTTTTACCAAAAGAAGTTGCATTGAATGCTCCTAACTCAAAGTACATGAATGAAAAGTACTATGAGATTAAGAGTAAAGGTGGGCCACAATTTCAATTACTGGAAACTCTTAAAAAAGAAAGACTTAAAGTTCAAGAAAATTCACCTTATGCATCTAGATTATATTTAGACTTTGCAAGATTTAGAATTGATGAGAATTTAGAATATGGTCAATCTGGAAACTTGAAAAAAGATGTAAAAGACAAGAAGAGTGCAATAGTTGATTCAGCAAAAGCATTAGTAAAAGAAGCAGTTGATGATGCAGAAAGAGGAGCTAATTACATTGATAAATTCTTATTTGTTCCAACAGACTTACAAGGAAATCCAATTTCTAAAGTTCCAGTCAGAGGTTTATATAAAATTGATATTAATTCAGTTTCTAAAAATGTATTAAAGTCTGAGTTAAATTATATGAACTCATTAGACATCCAGAAGGTATTAATAGAAGCAGAACCAACTGTAAAAGCATTGGTAGATGTACTTGGAGATCCTGAAAATGCTCTAGATAAATTAAATACGGCCAGCTCTACTCTATCTAAGGCGCAAGATAAAGCTGCAGTATTCTTAAAGAGAGAAACAAACAACAGACTTCAAGTTGCAACAGACTTTATGGATAGAACTTTCTATGGTCAAACTGTAAGTGAGTTTCAACAAGAAAACCCTGTCTTCTCAAAGTTTGTAAGAGGCTCACTAGGTGCTGCATCATTTGCATTCTATAACTTAAACCCAGTATCTACATTAAAGAACAAGTTAGGAATGAACTTCCAGAAAATGATTTTTACATCTGGAGGTAAGTTTATAAGTTTCCCATCTATTGCAAGAGGTAAGGTAAAAGCAACAAAAGCACTGTTTGAATATGCTACTAAAGATGCTTATTCAAGAGGAGTTAAGGGCTTAGATATGCAGATAGCAGATGCATTTGACATGGCTCCAGGTAAAGCTAAAAAAGAAATTGGTAAATCAGCTACAAATACAACTGTCAAAGAATTATTAGATGGAGCATGGATGTACTCTGACAGAAAACTTACTGAATTTCAGGGCTCATTAGAGCTAGGATATAGCATGCTTGACTGGCAAATGATAGATCAAATTCAACCAAATGGTGAGGTAACACAGATCAGATATGTAGATGCATTTGAAACAGATGCTGATGGTATTGCAAAACTTAAAGCAGGAATCAACCCTGAATGGGGTATGACCTATGTTGATCATGTTGTAGAAGCTGGAGATACATTAGCTTCACTTGCTAAAAAATACAACATGACTGTTGAAGAGTTAGCTACTAAAAATAAAATTGATGCAAAAGCTAGTCTTGAAGAAGGTCAATCAATTATTATCTCAAGAAATGAGAAATTTAATATGATGAAGCTTAGAATTGCTAGTGCAAACAAGAAGTTAAATGGTACAGTAGCTGCAATTGAATCACCAACTGCTGAGAAGAATTTACTGTATGATGTATTTACTTTCTCAAGAAAGTTTGGTACAGGTATGTTCTTATCCAGATTCCAGTCAGATACATCTAAAGAAAATAGATTTGGAGAAGTTTGGGATTGGGATCTTGATGAAACTACAAGAGGTAAATATGTTACTTTCTTAAGTGGTTTAAATAACTTAATACGTGATGGTAAAAATTACTATCCAACTATGACTGATGATGAAAAGTCAGCATTTAAAGAAGTTATTTTTGAAGGTGTATCTTTATTCTTAATGGGGCTTGCTGTTTCATTGTTGTTTGGTTTCTCAGGAGATGATGAAGACAGATTTAAAAAACTAAAAGAACGTGAAGAAAAATATGGTACAGCAGGTTGGTTAGCTAATCACATGTTATATCAGTTAATTATGGTTCAAAAAGAAAATAGTACAATGATACCTTTACCTGGTATGGGTGCTGGTGACTGGTTAGACTTTACTAAAACAAGTACTATAGCTATGGGACCAACATTAGAGCTTTATCTTAAGATTACAAAAGATATGTACTATATTCTAACAGGAAATGATAAAGCAGTTTATAAACAAGAAGTTGGGCCATATGAATGGCAAGATGAAGGTCACTATAAATTATGGAATCACATGGGATCAATCTTTGGATTATCTGGTAAAAACTTAAGTCCTTACTGGGCAATTAAGAAAAATGAAATATTTACTAACTTAAAAGGATAAAAATGGCAAAGGTAACTGCAACAGCTTCTATCAAATCTTACAGTAAAGCAAAAGTTTCCCGTCCAGGAACACATGCTAAAACTAAAACAAGTAGATCCACAAATTCAAAAAACTATAAGAAGTCTTATAGAGGACAAGGTAGGTAAGAAAAAAAAAGGGGGACCATTACAGTCCCCCTAGTTCTATGTCAAGTAATTGACAAAATAATCTTTTTGTTTCAGCTTCTACAGCTTCTTTTGGCCATCTTTCAAGAGTATCTCCAATATGAGCAGTGTCAAAACCAAATACCCACCAATCTTTTGGTGCATTTTTACCATTTCCCCAATCATTATAAGTAATACCACCATTAACATCTAAAGCATGTACTAAAGATATTTTTTTCATAATGCTTTCTTCACTACCCGCTAAATCACCTAAATGTAATATATGAGTAGGAGGTACTGCAACATAACCATTACCCCATCCTTTTTCAATAAATATATCAGCACTTACAGTTGTGGTCATATATTTACGTTTGTCTGTATTTTCAATTACATACCAAATCATTCTTCATCATTTTCTTCATAGCAATCACATTCTTCTTCATCTTGAATACCATACTCATTATCAAACCATTCTCTGGCTTCTTGTTTGCTTGGATATTCATGTGAACCTGATTCAATAATTGATTCTGCACCTGCTAGGTATGCTTCAATCATTGCTTTACGGAATGCTATTGGATGCATCTTAGTCAACTTTAATAAATTTAGTTAAGTCTGGTCTGAAGAAATTAGGGCCTTTAAGAATTTTACCATCTTCTCTAAATACGGGCTTACCATCTTCACCTAGCTTACTCATGTTACTTGCTTGAATCTCATCAAATACTTGTTCAATGATGTGTTGCATACCATGTCTAAGGATAGTACCACAAAGAATATACATTTGATCTCCTAAAGCATCTGCAATCTCAACTAGATTTTTTGCATGACATGCCTCTAAGTATTCATCATTTTCTTCTTTCATAAGACTATGTCTTAAATCAAACTCACCATGGGATAATAATCTTGGAGATTCTCCATTGTCTTGTCCAAATGCATTATGAAATGCTTCTACTGCTAATAATTGTTTTTTCATAGGTGTAAAGATAAAAAAAAAGGAGAAGCCATATGCCTCTCCTTTAATTGATAACTATTGTTTTCCCTGTAACTACAGGTTCATTAGAAGAAATCTGGGGTGTTATCTACCTCATCATCTTCCGGATCACTAGATCCAAAATCTAAATCAAAATCAGAAGAATTATCTTCTTTAACTTCAACTACAGCTTCTTTAAGATCTAAGTCAGCTTCTTGTTGTTCTTCCAAAGGTACAACATATAAAGCTTCTTCAGCTTCAAATAATGCATGTTCTTCGGGTGTTGGTTCCAAAGTAGGAGCAGCAATTGGAATAAGAATTTGATCCATGATCATATCTTCTTCTTCATCACTAACAAAGTCTTCCGCCACAACAGGAACTATAAAAGTATTACCTGCAACATCAGTATAAGTTACAATTTCATCATTAACAAAAGCTGACTTGTCTTCAGTAGCATCTAGAATGATTTCTTCTGACTGGTGCAAATCTATATCAAAATCAGACCCGTTTTGCACCACTTGATTATCAGGTACTTGTGTTTCAACTTCAGCAATCTGATCAAGTAAGTTAGTCTGATTAGGAATAACATATAATGAATCTACTACTTCTTCCTCTTCTACTGGTGCACTAAGAGCTATAACTGGTGCAATAACTGGTTGAGGTGTTGCCTTAAAGTTACCTACTGTACTAATAAAATAATGTAAGATTCTTTGGTCTTCCATCCAAGTTCTAGGGTGAGAATGCTGTAAGGCAATAGTCACATAGTTATAGAAAGCCCAAAGACTGTTTGAATCTTCATATACATGACTTGGTCTATCCATCTGACTACGGATGATACTTGCTTGCTCAGTAGTGAGGATTTGATATTCAGCAAAAAGAACACCCAATAGCTGTGCCTGTTTTCTTTTATTTAAATTAATACCAATCATTACAGCTTTGTCAGCTATAAGTTGATTATAATACATATGAGCATTAGTTACTTGATCATCAATAGTTGCTTTAGTTTCTACATCTGCAGTACCTATATGCTTTCTTGTCCAAGTTCCAATGTCTCCGGATGTCATAACAGTTCCAGTCTGGTTGATGTAAGCACCAATCAAACATTTAAACTTAACTTGTTTGTTGTAACTATTAGTCCAAGCAAACATCATTGATAAATCAGGATCATTGTTGTATTGCAACTTATAAATCCCTTGAGCAATTTGCCCGTCAGCAGTACATCTGTACTCTTCTTCTACAATTCCAAAGCCCGCATTTGCTAAAGTTTGGAATGAATAATCAATAACAAATTGATGACTAATTACAGTGTAAGTAGCAGCATGATTTGGTAAAGGCACACTAATTAAGTGAGCTCTTGTACAATCTTGAATTTTCTTTGGCATATTAAAATAAACTTAATTGGTTTCTATTAGGTTGTAAAGAGTTAATCTCTTTCCTAATTTTTTGTAAATAAAAATCATAATTAATGTTGTAATCAGAAAAAGGTCTTTCTTCATGATCAATATAAACTGTTTGCATCCACGGCCCAGATTCAATCTGAATTTCCCGGCCATCTAGCACATTAGTTTTAATAATCTTTGACCCAGCATTAGATATGAAATACCTAATTGTATGTTGTAAACTTTTTACTATATAATCATTATTATGAATATCATGTTCCATGAACTTCCAGTCACCTTTAATCTTTACACCACCACAAAAATCAAATATATTTGTGTTAGCTTTAACAAAGGCTTCTGGTTCAATTCCTTCAACAAAATATGCATGAATGGCTTTAGGTATAATTAAGAAGCTCTTGTTTTTATGCAGAGCTAAGTTATCATACTCAAATCTGCCTTTACATTTAGATTTACCATCTTCAGTCACAGCAATATAATTATTCACATCACCAAGAATAATCTTAGAGTATGTATCATGCTCAAGCTGTAGATTAGTAATCTTTTCCCAGCGTGCACAGATGTCCATGTACTGAGCAACATATTTTCTTGGAATCAATGTCTCAACACCATCTGTATTTTGCATAAGTGGAATAGCACCAGGAATCTCTTCACAAATCATTTCATACAACATAGACAAAGTAAGCTGCCCATTAATTGTAATTCTCATTGTAAATTCAGGATCATACAAGAAACTATTTTCATCATTACTTAACCCATAGGTTGAGTTTAGAATAATCTTGTATACATAATTCTTAGGATCTTTCTTAGGAATCTTCTTTCTTTCCTCAAAGAACCATTCATATAGATTACAAAATTCTTCTTGTGGTAAATGACCCGGAGCCCATCCATTTCTAATTGCTAGATTAGGATAGAATGATGTAACATCACTTGTCATAATGACCATGTCAGAATCAGATTCATAAAGTCTACTATCTCTTGCTCCATGAATACCACCTAGACCATAATCAGTCTTTACTCCATGATACTGTACAGAATACTTAAACCCTCCCTTAGTTTCACCAGGATAGATAATTACTTCTTGAAATTTCTTAAGTAAGTTTTCAAAAGTAGCAGTACTAAACTTTATGTAAGGCAAGATAATGTCTTTTACAACAATCCTTTCTCTATAAGTTCTCATCTGTTTAAGATCATATTTCCTGATACCAGTTTCTTTACTCAAGAAATGTAAGAACAATTCTTTAGATATCCTTGGCTCAGAAGCAGAGAACAAATCAATATTATATTCTTCAGTCAAAGTCTTTCTTAAAGCTATCTGTTCTTTACTCAAGAACATAATTTGCTTAGTAGACTTAACATCATTAATACAATACTTTATGATCTCAGGAATCTGATCAGCTCTAATGTCAGAACTATGATGGATAGGCATGTCAATGATGTTCTTCCAATCCATGCTAAACTGAATCCACTTTAATGAACTTCTCTTAGCTGGATTATCCCAGTGATTAAGCTTAAATACATCTACTTGTCTGATCTGGAGATCTCTTGGACTAAATTCTAGAAACTCTCCTTCATTTTGTCTTCTGATGATATCTTGAACCTTGCCATAGATAAACTGAGCAATCTCATCACCATCCATTTCCATCAACTGTTCCTTGTTCCGTAGAACATGTTCAGTTACCTGACTATCAAATCCAAGTCCATTATAGCTTACATGCCATTCATTCATAGCAATATTCCTTTCAAGAAAACCTACCAATTCAATAATCTGATTTTTACTTTTGTGGATTACAAAGATTTCTTGTTCTTCAGATTGAACTTCCTCAAACACTGCTAAAAAACAGTTACTTAAGGTTTCATAATCCATGACATAATGTGTTCTCATAGGCTAGTTCAGTTAAGCTGTTCCCCCTTTTAGTTAATAAAAAAGAGGGAGCGTAAACTCCCTCTCTATTTTTTGTACAGGAGCTAATTACTTAACTGCCTTCTTAGATTTTTCTTCTTCAACTGCTCCAATGAATTGCTTGTAGTTAAAAGTTTTAGCATTGATTGCAAACAAGTTAACTAACTCATGCACTGCTGCCATATCTTCAACATAAAACTCTTGGAAAGTTTCAATCTTTGCTCTTTCTTCTCTTACTTGTCTGCCATTAGGTCTCTTAACTTTAGTTACCATTGGGTCACCATTGTCATCTAACTTAGGCAACATATGTAATGTTGTCTTAGTAATTTTAGAGATTATCACAAATACTTTTGTATCTGGATCCATAATACATTCTACATAAGGACATGTGTCTGAAGTAGGAATCATTCTGAAAGTTTGCTTGTCATTCCAAGTTGCTTGGACAAGCATCATAGTGTTTTCACTCATTTTATTGGTTTTTAATTTCTACAAAGTTAACCTAGAATTTTTAATTTCTGCAAATCTGCAACCTCAATCAACAAATTTTCTCTCTCTATATGAGGTTTATCACAGAGCTCACCAACAGATTTGAGTAAATCTACTTCAACATCTAAGATTTTTGCATACTGTTCAAAGAATTTCTCAGGAAACAAATAGCTATTGACATATATGTGATTTGCACTATTGTCATCAAAATAATTCAGAATCTTGCGCTTTAATATTTGGTTCATTCTGCTGTATTTACCATCAACAAAATAAAACCAATCTTCACTGAAATCAGAAAAGTCAAATATAAATATACTAGTAGAACTATCTACTTTAATATAATCTACAAGTCTATTATTCTTGAGTAAAATATTCTTCTCAAACTCAATATACTCTGGATCATTCTTAGTATGATATACACAGACCAATTTCATATCCTCGGTGGTGTAGTTTTCATCCCAAGAAACATAAGTTTCTGTTGGGACGGCACATGACCCCCTTTTTATTTCCAAGAGCGGATATAAGAATATCTTGGACTTTTGAAAGTATTTCCTGTAAAGCGCATTCAATGCCATAAGTTTACAATTTTACATTACCAATTGCAAGCTCATAAGGTAAGTCATATCTTCTGTTTTCATAGTGCCACTTAATCTGAGGTACTATGTCTGTTTCAAATCTTTCTTGCCATAAAGCAAGCGTTTCTAAAGATACTTGATAAGGGTATACTTGGTTATACTTGTCTACAACAATAAATGTTACCTGCACTGTCCAGTTATGAGCATCTTCACTAGCAACATACTTCTGAAGAGCAAGCTTAACATAAATCACTGCCTGAATCCAATACCTGTAATATTCTACAGCATCTTTAAAATCCTGTATAGGTTTACCTGTTGTCTTCAAATCATTGACAAATAAAGTCTTAGATGTATTGTCTACTACAATATTATCCAAGACACCTTTGATACCAAATGGTAAATCTCCAATACTTCCGGACAGTAGCAACTCATTGTGCACTTCAGTATCTGGATCTCTATCATCTAAATCAAGTTGTAGTAGAGACATTACATCTCTATTTTGTTTTAGTATTTGAACAGACTCTCTGCAGCCATCCAGAATTGTCTGATCAATTACTGTTTTTTCAGAACTTACTTTCAGAAACTTAAAATATTCTTTGTTTTCTTCTGTCAGGATTTTTTCTATCCTCTGTTGATCAGTCTTTAATGCTTGATGCAGATTCATTGCAAGAAGTTGTGTAAGAATCTCTGGCATGTAATCTTCTAATAGTAAAGTATTATTTCCAAGAGTCACATGATACTTGAAAATGTCATCTACTACTGTTTTGTTATTTCCACTAGGGAGTTTACCTGGTAGCACTACAAATTCATTTTCAAACTTAGCTGGCTCTAATAAAAGACAATGCAGAACACGCCCTGCTACCAGATGCGCGTCTGTACTATCCTCTCTTTGTTTAAGAATGTAGTGATTGTAAAATGCTATAGGAGAAAATAATAGTTTATTAATTCCACTATAACTGAAGAAAAACTTCTGTTTGTAGAATAATTCTAGTTCATCAGAACCATTCAAAGTCATCTGACTCATTTGCTTGTGTTGTTTGATTGTTATTTGATACGGGTTCTGGAGTTAATGAAACTTCTATGTTATCATTGTCTACTCCATAGAGTTGATGAGCAATATCTTCTTCTGAAGCTATTTCTTCCTTAACTGCCTCTAAATCTTCCTTAGCTTCTAAAGCAATTAACTCTTCTTTAAGTTCATTACGCTCAATTCTAGCAAATGCTTCTGAGATATCTTCATCAGAGATTTCAAGCACCTCTTCTTCAACTTCAGGAAGAGTTTCCTCAAATTCAGATTGCATTTGATATGAATAATTAACATTCATTTCTGCAAGGAGTTCTGGAGATAAAGTAATGTGTTTCATTTTAAAGGTTGAAGTATCCCCTCTTCTTGCAACATCATCACCAATATAACTTAACAAAGTGTTTAGTTTATCAGGAGTAAGCTGACCTTTCTCTTTAAGAGCATTAATTGATTCATCACTGCTAAAGTAAGGTCTAGTATGACTAAGTCCTAACCAACCCAATAAAGATTTAAAGTTAACATGAGTTTTAGTGTGGCTATTGTAGAATACATCCCCATGATAATAGAAAAGAATTATTAAATGAACCAGACTTGCACTGTACTTACAGTTTGCCATAACTTCCATAGCCAATACTGTATTGTCATTATCAGAACTCTCTAGCATTACCTTTAGTTGATTATAAACAGTATGATCAATAACGGCAGCTTCATCACCATTTAACTGGTCAATGATTGTTGACTCATCATATACAGAAGCTTGATTTGCAAGATCAACTATTACTTTAAATTCTTCAAGAACAGAAGTTATTTTTTCTTGTTTTGGTTCACGGTTTTGCTTATAAACATACTTCATGATAAGTCTAGAAGTAGGTCTATCAACAAATACATCTTTTTCTGTATAAAATTCTAAGGCATCAACAATCTTTTGATAATGATGATCATCCAAAGCATCTTTAAAATTACTAATTTCTGTCAATGCTATAAAATCAGATGTTTTAATTTTGTAGGCCCAAGTTGATGTTACAACTTTATTTAAGGTATTATTATTTGCAACAAAGATATTTGCTTTTGCTGCATCTCTTACTGTTCTTATACCAGATTCATCACAAAGATTTTTAAATTTATTCCTTGGAACCGTGACACCAGGTAAGAAAAATACCTTGTCTCCATTTGTAGGAACATAATCTGATTTAGAAATAGGCAAGATAAGATCTTTATCACTACCAACTTCTCCAAGAAGAACAGATATAGTATAACTTGTTGCATCTGGCATGTCATTAAAGTCATCACACCAGTAACCCAAGTCTGAGCTAAAGTTTAAAATTGTTTTACTCATATTTAATAAATAAAAGAGAAGGACACTAATGTCCCTCTCAAGTTTGTATTGAGTTAAAAAATGGTTTATTAATTTGGAAAAGCTTGAGGCTTCACTTACTTAACAGCCATCTTTACAACATCAGCATTCATCATTAGCTTAGAGAATTTAAGCTTGTTTCCATTAACAATCTCCTTGATCATTAAGTATCTCACATCATCATTAAATGCAGCACAGTCTGTTGTTAATTTAATCAGACGGTTAGCAATTGAATCAGTTACTGTATTACTTTCAGCATGTAGCAAAGAATAATTTATCACACGTGTAGCAATTACACTTGAGATATCAGCTCTAAAGTCATCATCTACACCAACAGCATTCTTCAATGCTCCCATTACGTATGCTTCATCTTTAGTCAAGATGTCTTCCGGGGAAATAATCTTGTCTAATTTATTATTAATGAACATAGTAAACATGGAACTGAAGTCTACTCCTACTGAGCCTTCACCAATCATTTGAATAAGAGGCAACTTATCCTCAAACTTAGGAATAGAACTAATCCCGTTAAAGAAAGTTGTAATTGCTCTTGGATTCACGCTTTGGTTTACTAGCTCAGGGTGCATTAGCATAAAGTTGATACATCTACCATCAATAGCAGTTGTCTCAGCCCACTTTGCCCATACATCTTTATCAAATTTTAGTCCCACAGAGATAAATCTTGTCTTTTGAGCTACATCCAAGCTAGTCACATTATAGTCACCATTGTCTGGATTAGTAGTCAAGATTACATGCCAGTTCTTTGGAAGTTTCCATGATACATATTCTTGTCTGTCTAAGATTTCCATGGTAGCTTGCATAAATCTATGGTCAGCTCTGGTATAATCATCAAGAATCAAGAAGCCACCTTCACCTTTACCCTGAATCCATTCAGGAGCAGCATGTGACATTCTCTTTCCAACAACTTTGTATCCTTTCTTTACAGCTGCATCAATCTGAGCTTCATTTATCCAGGTAGTTTTACCTTCAGCATTTTGTATTTCAAATTCTTTTACAGGAAAACCAACTAAGTCACCTAATTCTTCTAACTGAGATAGATTAAGCTTTACAACTTGCATGCTCATCTCTTTACCCAACTGCATAATAGCTGAAGTTTTACCAAGTCCAGCATCACCTTCAATATTAATTGCTACAGGAACTTTTCCTTCTTTTTGAATATGTTGGTTATTATTAACCATGTGTTTGATGAAATCTTTTAACTCATCAACATTCAACAATACTTGTGAATTCTCTACTTTTTTTCTTGACATTGCTTTAATTTTTAAAGTTCTAATTTAATCACCCTTCCCGGAAGGTCTTCATTCATACTTGATCTTTCAGATAACACCCATAGAACATTTCCTTTGGGTTTAATATTTGCACTAGCTTCACCATCCGTAAAGTATACAAGACTTGTAAACTCTTTAATATGCTCATTAAAATATTCTAGGACGGGATCAAAATAAGTTCCACCTCTTCCCTGAACTTTTAATTCCCATTCACCAGTATATTTTTCAATACTATTAATTTTAGTATCACACTGTACAATAGTAATATCAACACCAGATTTATAAATATGATGAATCTCATTCATAAATTCTGTTAGTTCAGCATCACTTACAGAACCTGAAGTATCAATGGCCAACAACATATGTTGTTTCATTTTTATTTTAAGACCAGGATTATCAGAAAATCTTCTGTTTTCTTTTCTCCGGATCTTTTTAGTGAACACTCTAGTGCTAACACCAGTAAATCTTCTGATATAACCCCGCCAATCAAATTTTGGTGGAACTATTTCTTCAATTTCTATTAGTCCTTCAATTTCTCCAGGAACAGTTCCACGTTTCTTAATAGTCTGCTCTTTAGCATCAGATAAAAGTTTTTGTACTTGCTTATCTAACAACTTTTGCTCAGCTTCACTAAGATTATCAAACTCTTCCCATGTACTATGATCTGGAGTATTACCACCTTGAATATTATCTAGAAGTTGATCAAGATGAGGATTACCACAAGTGCCGTTCTGATCTTTTTCATCTTGTGCTTCTTTCAACTTATCATAATAGTATCTAGAGCCTGCTTTTGCATCCCAACCTTTATCAGCATAATCTTCAAAGATTATACCTCTAGGAGGAATAGCATCATACTCAGCTTTAGATTGCTCTTCAGTCATAGATCCATCTTCTAGACCTTGTTTTACTTTAGCTTTTACTGCATCAACTAACTGTTGATACTGATCAGCATTCATGTCATCTCCAGGAAGCCAACCATTTTCAATATATTGGTTAAGTTCCATGTCCATAGCAACATTTGCTCTTTTCTTGTCAGAAAATTTAAAATACATGCTAAGGTGCCCAAAGGCTATATGCAATAATTCATGTTTCAAGATACCAAGCTTGTGTAACTCAGGTAATTTATCCCAGAATTCCTCATTGATTTCTAGTTGATAATTTATACCCATTTTACTTACACCAGCTGTTGGCACTCTTTTGCTCCAAAACTTATTCAACATGATAAGAAAGATACCATAATAAGGTTCTTTCAACATCAAGTCTTTAGTTGCTTTGCTTAATGATTCATTTCTTGTCATTCTTTCAGTTCAATATTAATGTTGAATTTATCAGCCGGGTATCCTAGTTGTTCTAGAAACCCTACCATATCTATAACAAAATGTTCTAGATACAATTCCATAGAAGCTTTACTTGCTTTTGTTTCTGTCATTATAGACAGACATTTACCACTTGTTAAAGCTGTTGCATTTGAAGAATCTACATGTTTATTAATAATAACCCATGCTTTTGGACACTCCTTTTCCCATTCACTTAAGGGTAATTTTGCGTACTTATATAGTACTAGTAACTCACCCAAATACTCTTTCAGATCTGCATTTTTCAGAGCTTCAAATGCTACAGTATGATTTTCTTTATCTGTAGATTTTAGCATTCCTAATAAATTCTTTGTTTCTTCTTTGTCAAATCTTATTTTACTCATCAGTCTTCCATTTTTAATGTTTTTATTGCCCATAATTCAGGTTTTCCAGATTCAATCATCTTAACCCATTCTTTAGCACTTGGAATGTATCCATTGCAATCCTCTTTAACATGTTGTTCAGCAACATATCTTGTATATACAGTTTTACCATCTGAATTTTCAAAACTTGGTCCAAACTTTTTCTCACATTCAAATATTCCTTCACTATGATGTCGGAACATTCTATGCATACTATGTCCAATCCAAGCCTTAGTTTCATCTAGCCAATTATGAATATCTATGTAATCAATTGGAAAACCTCCAAACTTTTTAGCTGAGGATTTAGCATGTTGCCAAGGATGTGCCATTATATATTATCTAAATAATTTAACATATCATCTTTAGCTTCAGAATAGCCTTCATCATATGCATCTTTACATGCATCTTCTAATCTTTCAAGTATTTCTTTTTTAAGCTCATCTGTTAATGTTTGGATATCTAGATCCTCTAACCAATTTTCAAAATCTATCATTATTCTTCTGTTTTACTTAATAAATCTCCATTATGAAAATATTCTTCATAATCAATAATTCTTACACTATTGTTTATAATATATTTTCCTGAAGGAACACATATACATAATTCACCAAAACCACCTTCATTATTCCACCAGTCTTCTATATCACTAAGAAGTTTTTCATTAGCAAAATATTCAATTAAAGAATAAGCACTTGAATCTAACTCTGCTAAATTTGAATCATTTTCCCAATCATTTATATTATCACTAACATCTCCTGGGGTATCACATTTTTCTGTTGTATATCCAATCCATTCTATGGCACCGGAGTCTCCTCCACCATCATATTTTACTTTAATACCAGTAATACCAAGATCAGCCAACTTAAGTAAGAGGCCTGTCATTTCATTTTCTGTCATAATTATTTTGTTTTATAGAACCTACCAAGAATGTTGGCATTTAAATATCCTTCTTTCTCAAGCACTTCATACTTAAACTGATGCTTTACTTCTTGATAAGTCAATTCAGTTGCTGAATAGCATATTACTAGAATTTCCCTTTTAATTTTACATCCTGCTTTGTGAGCTTCTTTTAGTTGCTGATTGCTACTATAGTAATTCATAAAGTTAGGTTTCTGTTCTCTTGTATATGTTTTTAATCTTTTATCAGTAACTAATGCTAAAGCTTTTTTACTAAGCTTCTTTTTTATATTAGCAAAGAAATTCTTTTTGCCTATATAAGCATAAGTATTTCCATTTAACACTACAGACATATGATAAATAAACCCTACTGAGCCTTCAGGTATGTTATCTTGAGTAAACTCTACACCATTGTATATCCAACTCATACTACGTATGTTTATGTCTTTTCATATCCCAGTCTGCAACAGTACTGACCATTATAGCTAATAATTGTATAGCTTCTTCTATAGATCTATTTTCAAAAGTTAGTTTTGCTTTTGTTAATTTATGTCTAAAAACATACTTATACATTGTATTTTTCATATCACTTGTTTAATTAAAGGAAACAATTGTTCTCTTACAGCTTCAATTCCATGATCTCTTACAGAATCAGAAAGATCCTTAGACATATGAAGATTAATATAATCTAAATCATATCTAGTTTTATATTTCTTAGCGGCTTCTAAACCAGGCTCATCATTATCAAACATGATAATAATCTTCTTGTATTTAGCTTTTGCTTTTTTTATAAAACTTTCAGGAATCATACTGTTCTCACTGTCTGGAGCAACGGCTTCAATATTGTTAATACCAAGTCTAGTAAATGCCATAACATCCTTAAGAGAAGAAAGAATAATAAGATACTTAGCATCTGTTAGTTGTTCAGAGCCTTGAATGTAGTCTCTTACTTTAACAAACTTCTTATCTCTTTGCTTAGGTTGATAGATTTTATACAGAGTACCATCTTCTTTGAAGTAACCATAGATAAAGTTTATATCAATCTTTATATCAAAGATAAGACCTACTTCATCTACTTTTCTCATAGTATAATATTGTAAAGGAACTATATTATACCTGTCCAAAGTTTTAGAACCAATTTGAAAACTCATCCAGAATCTTTGATCAAACACATTCCAGTGTCTCATCTCAAAGTCATGAACCTGATATTTTGCATGGGCTGTATACTCTTTGACTGCACTATACTCATTGTCTAGAATAAAAGTGTTATAATCATTTAAAATTTTGTTACTTGCTGCACCTCTAGAAAGTAGATTGAACATGCTCTGTACAAGACTTAATCCATCACCGCAGTTACCAGATGAAAAATCCTTGAATCTATAGATTCCTCTATCATCTAAATAAACACACAGAGATGGTGTTTTTTCACTAAGATTAAATACAGACTTAATTTTTACACTTTGTCCACCCAATCTTTCTGTAAGTTCTAAGTAATGTTCAAACACCCATTCTCTTGGTACTTCAAATATGTCAGAAACCAAATTTTTTGTTGAAATCATAGCACCACTTTAAAAATAAAAGGGGGAGCACATGACTCCCCCCTTAAACTTATTAGTCTAATGAGAAGTCAGATGAAGACTTTGAAGAAACATTAAAGTCTCCTACACTATCATCTTCATCACCAAAGTTTTTAACTTCAGCTGTTTCTACTTTTTTCAAATGAGTTGCCTCATTATAAACAAGAACTTTACCTGCTTCTATGTCTCCATAGGCATATTTGTTCTTTTCTCCTTTTGGAAGATACATGTCATAATTTGTATAGCCAGTTTTACCAACATACTCCTTACCAGCAACACAGAATTCAAGATATTTATCTTTGAATGGAGCTGTCTTGTTAAATGCAACAATTAAGTCTTCAATAGTTTCATGAAGATTATCTTGAGCAACAAACCAATCATTCATTCCGGCAGTTTTACAAAGATTTTGTAAGAAGATCATAATAGATCTATCTCTTTGTATCTTTTGACCAGATTTAGTTTCACCATCTGCATATGCATATTGACTAGCTTTTACTCTACCAATTTGACCTGCATAGTGACCTTTACTTGCATCATCTTTGTCAATCATAAAGCCTTCAAAACCATCAATTGGTTCTGTCTCAACATGAAGAATCATATGTTTTGCTCCATCAATAAATTTAAAATCTTCAAGCTCAATGCTGTTAATTTTTAATACATGATTGCCTGGTGCAATTGTCTTAGGCATTCCTGAGCCCGTTGCTAAGTCTGTTGTGCTTAATCCCATTTTGTTTTTTTTTGTTGTTAATATTAAATGTAAATTTTGTCCCAGTAAGTTTTTAACTCACCATCAATCATTTCAGAAATTACTATTTCTTCATTTCTTAAGTGCTCTGGTCTTGCACCACAGGTAACTTCCTCATTAGTTTTGAAATTAATGTAGGTTTTGTCACCTTTTCTATACATATAGCCAATTGCATCCGCATTAGCACATATCAAAGATTTAATTTTACCTGTCAAATCAATATTTGCAGATAATACCATATCACCTTTGTCATTTACTTGAGCATCCTTAATATGTCCAGATAAAATAATATGGGGCGCTAAGGTATCAATAAAATCTAAAACTTGAAAGAATGCTTGACGGATATACAAATAACCAGCACCATTGGGTAAAGTTATTACACTATCTCCATCAAAGTTTTTACCCATTGAAGTTCCGCGATAAAGCTTAATAGCAAGTGGCATAACCATTTCTTCTAATGCAGTTACTGTATCTATAGTAACATACTTATATGGTCTACCTTCATCTCTAATAGCTTTACCAGCCTCTTGTAATTCTTTAAGACTGTTTACTTTAATCTTAAGAGCATCAACATAGTCTGAACCATTTTCAAGATCTATTATCAAATTATCCTCAAGACCAGCAAAAGCTGTTGTCTTACCAGTCTTTGGTTTTGAATAAATGATTAATCTCTTTGGATTAACTCTTTCTGCTTTAACTTTTTTAGTTGGCAATACTATACTCATATCAATTTTATTTTAGATAAGGCTACTGCTAATTTATCAAAGTCAGCAGAAATTCTTCTACATATTTCCATAATTGATTCATCTTTACCAGATATTTCAGCTACAGGTTTGCTCTCTAGATCAAATGATGGCACCTCATCTTCTTTTTTAGGATACTGTTCCTCAAAATCTGGGAAAAGATTTGGAGTTAAAGTTTTCTGAAGTCTTGGTAAACCTTCTTCTGTTTCAGGTTGTGCAGTCTTTCTTTTCTCATAAAGAGCATGTGTAATCTCAGTTCCATCTTTTAGAACAGCTAGCAACTCATTTACCGGAACAGTATAAGTGTAATAAGGCTCACCTTGAGAGTTTATACTCTCTTTCTTCTCATACTCTTCAGCAAAATACTTGTTGAGCTTATACTTAAATAACTGTCTGTCAGCATTCATTGGTTTAATATCAACAACTTTGTTGTTCATGTCAGTCACATTATCATAGAACTCTATATAGATGTCCTGATCTTTTTCAAGTTCCCACTGAAAAAACTGCACTTGTCTTCCATACTTACCTTTCTGGAAAAATGCTGTCTTAATAGTAAAGAAAGGATCAGGCAATCCTAGTTTTCTAAATGTCTCAATGTGATGCACAAAGAATTCATTTTCTTTTTCTTTTCTAATACTCATTTGCATTGTTTTAATTTAGTCCTAACTTTTTTGTTGCTTGTCCTGGAGGCTCAATTTCTATAATACGCATTGTAGTTCTGTCCAGTTTAAAGAAAGCAATTCTGGTAACACCATTTCTAGATTTAAGAAAGTGGAACACCAATGTGTCAGGGTCACTAATCAAATATCTTTCAGGTCCATATTGCTTTAATCTACGTACAGAAGGTTTATTAATACCTAGAACTACATCTGCATGTTGCAGTAATGAGTCACTTCCATAGATATCAGAGTCTAACACATAATTACCGTAACTGCCTTCTTCTTGTCTCTTTACATCATCAATGTTTCTATTTAGTTGGCTCAATACAACAAAGGCAACTGGATATTTCTTTTTCATCATTGTGAGCGCTTCTCCCAATGCTCCAAGCATATCAAATTTATCTTTCTGTCCCTTACCAACTCTAAATAGAGCCGAGTGATCTATTGCAACAAGTACATTAGGAAAGGTGCCATCTTCATTCTTGTGTTTTTTAACATAATAGTCAATGGTAGCACACATTTCATCTACTGTGCAGGCATCATATACCACATCAATGAAGTCATTCTCTTTAGATTTGTTATAGAACTCTACACATTTCCAATAAACTGCTTCATCAACAGGTTCTCCCTTACTCATTAGTGTATTGTAATCAGATCCTACATTCATACTCAGCTTTCTAACACCATTGGTCTCATCAAGCATCTCCATCTGAAACTTCAAGACTCTAAAATCTTGATCTTTATTGTTCTCAATTATATCTGAGATCAATTGCTCCATAAATAGAGTCTTCCCGGTCCCGGGCCTAGCACCTACTACAGTGATAGTTCTCCACTCTAATCCATCACAGAAGGCATCATTAAATTTTGGCCATGCACTTTTAAGAGATTTAAGCTCACCTTTTCTTCTTGCTCTGATTTTCTGAATTGCTTTTTCTAGAGCATCTCTCTCACTTACTGGTAATAAAGGCTGTGCGCCATTGAATAATTCTGCCATACTATTAGTTTGGATTGGTTAATAAATCTTTTTTTGCTTTGTTATAAAGCCAGTGGAATCCTGATATGATAACCTCAATAAATAAATATTGAACAATGGTTATCTTCAAAATAAATAAGTCTACAAGAGCAAACCCACATAAACTTCCCACTATAGCAATTATAATGAGCATAAATTTTCTCATACAACTAATTCTTTAAATGCGTCATAGTTATCATCATCATAACCTGACTTTTTTAGATCACAGTATGTTGCTAAATCAGAGTCAAAAGATTTATCCATATTCTGTTTTCTAACAAAATACTGGGCAGTTCTCATGAATTCATAATTCTTCAAACTGTACTCATCAACATATCTTTCTGTGGCTGAAATAATAGTTTCCCAATCATAGTCATAAGTTTCAAAAAACCATCTAAATGTGCTCTCAAGATTTTTAGGATTGACCCGGGCATATTTTCCAGAAGATAACTTTTTATTAGGAAATATGTTTACATATTCCAGTATCTTTTGTGAAAACTCATCACCCATTAAATCTCTTGAAGTTTTTTTCTTACTTTTTCTAAAGAAACTATTAATTTCTTCCATAAAGATATGACTTT